CGCTCCAAATGCTCGATGCCGATGCTCGCAACACCGACATGCGGCTGTGGTGATCGCCATCCGGGGTTAAATCCGGGTGGTGGTACCTGTAGCCGCAAGAGACACTTGAGAAGGGCACCGTCCCCATCGAGAAGATCTCTAGGGGGTTCGGCACTCACATAGTAGCCCTTGACTAGAGGGCCGTGAGTGTTTGGATCCAGTGACTGGAACTGATAACCCAGCACTGATTCCCTGCCCAGCAAAGGAGAAGTTGGAGCCACGTTCGGGAAGTGATTAATCACTCCAAAAACGTAGTTATCCAACCACGCTACCGACTGCCAAAGACCAGCCCAATAGAGCTGGTTCCTCAGCTGAACGGTGGCAATTACTCCTGAAGCATCCTGCCGTCGTGTGGGGAGAACCTGACGAACCTTGACTATCGAAACGTCATGGCCGTCATAAAACTCCCTACCGCAAGACTCTCTGAACCTTCCGGTCCAGTAGGACTTGCCGATGTTAACTCTGTGCCCAAAAGCATGGAGTTCATCGACGACGGACAGCACATAGTCTCTGGGGACAATGAGATCGTCCCCGAAGACGCGCACCTGCTGCCTAAACGACTTAACGTCGTCGGCAGAAAGCGGAGCGCTACGCTCCCTTTCAATTCCCAAGAAGATGACGGTCAAAAAGACCATCGCCTCCACGGGAAAGCAGAGAGCAGAACCCATCGATGCGAACTTGGCAAGGCGTAAAACGCCAAAGCCAGGTACATCAGCCTTCCGGGACCGAGTAGCCTGAACCACCTCTTGCAAAAGAGGATGGCCAGCAAACAAGGCCTGTACATGCTGATTCGAAACACGATCGGAAGCCTCGCTCAAATCGAGCGTTGCAAGGTCCCCGCTGAGGGATCCTTCTCGAGCCATCTCCCGGTTAGGGACTTGGTCATCGATACCGATCATGGAAGAGAGGGGGTCAAACCTCTCGAAACCATCAACGAACACCGCTTTGAGCGCCTGCTGCATATATTGCATACAGGTTGGCTCAATGGCGATAATTCTAGGTGTTTTGAGCGTCTTCGGGACGGTAATCACCCTTACAGGTAACTCGTCCTTGGGTTCGAGAATGTCAAACCTGGTAGACGACGCAAAATAACAATGCGCCGTCGCGGATTCGCCATAACAGCGATCCGATCGAGCCGTGTTAACACGCGGACTCGACACTAGGTAGTCTTCAGCCGGAAAAACCGACTGAAGTCTGGTGGTCCAGGTTCGCTGATTCCACTTCGCATTGCTGCTTAGTCTATCAGCGACAGCGCCTGGACCGTGCTTCGGGACGAGATTACCGAAGGATAGAGTTTCCTCCATCCAATCGAAC